GTTTATACATTACATTTCCATATGCATCTCTTCTATATAAGTCTGGGTCTTTTCCACGCACTTTAGAAGCTTTATTCCATACTGCATTTTTACAATTTGCTCTTCCATATCGTGTAGACATATCTATGTGTTGTTTCTTCTAGTTGTTCTTATTTATATGTAATACATCTATTTAATAGGTTCAATTTTATTTCTTAGAACGTATTTTATCTGCAATGACCCATTTTTTATTTTTCTTACATTCACATTCTACCCAACCATTTGCGATTTTTCTACGTGGATTTTCATGTCTATGATGATCCATCGCAAAACTACTTAACGATGTATAATACTCTTCTTCACATAGTAATCCATCTTTTTTATAACATGCAATTTGATTTAACTCTGCATCATAAACAGCTTTCCAAATAGAGTTCTCAATCTTATGACGAATTTTTTGATTGTCTTTAAAGATTTCATTTAAAGTGACACTTGTTTGTGATATAGTTTCTATGTTATCTTCTTCATTACATAAACTTTTAGGATGAAGCATAACATAATCCAAAATGAGTGATTTGACTCTCTCTATACTGGTTTGATACAACCCATTATAAGGTTCTTCAAGATGTTTTTTCATATATTTCATTATCTTCCTCGGTTTATGAACGCAAATAGAATATACATAATAATATGAAGTAGGAAGCATATTACTATCTATACATAGATTGATATTGTGGAGTTCTTCTTCAGGTGTAATTTTGGTAATACAAATTTTTAAGTAAGTAGGAAATAATTCATTTGAAAAACAGCAAATATAACCAGTCATTCTTATAATGTAGATTGAAACTTATATATTTGGATAGTTAAGGTTCAATTTTATGAGTTATGTTGAAAAGTAAATGATTTTACGTGCCAATGAAGATTATTTCCATATTTTTTAAATGGAACTAATAATTGTCTAGGAGCAATTAATATTTCTTTCTCTCTCTCTAATGCTTGTTGAGTTCTTGTATCTTTACATTGGATAGTGCTTAAATCAACTAAATGAACTCCAGGTAAAATATGAAATACGTGAACAAATCCTGTTTTTGTTGCAAACTCCTTTGATATATTTCTATCTCTAGAGGTGGATAAGAGAGAAAGATTTTGTATTGGTTCTTTTCTATGAAAACGTTCTAATACTTCTTCATTTGTTTTGTTTTCTAATAGTGGTGATAAAGTAGTTGTTCCTCGGTATAAAACTTTCTTTTTTTTATTTTGATATTTATGGTTTCGAATTGCTCTTTTTAATGCTAAAGTATCTTTGGGTGTCCACGTATTATATTTTGCATCAATTCCTTCTTCTAATCCTGACATTATCATATTTGCTTCCCAACTTGCCTCAATATATTTACAGAATATAGACATATATATAAAATAGATTTTATTTATATCTAGACAACATTTTCTTCAAGCATATTCTTCATCATCTTACATAAACTACTATTTCGAATACCACAATAATGAATAAATATAGTATCTTTATTTATCATTGTATCATCACCTATTTCATGAACAAATCTATTCAAAGATACTTCATCCATATCATATGCTGTCATTATATAAGAGAGAGCAGGTTGTTCCCAATATTCATTTATAATATTATCACTTAGTAAAAAATTATAGAGTGAATAAGCTTCATCAAAAACCTTTTTCACAAGTGTGCTTGGTTTGAACAATAAAATTCCAGAACATATTTCTGTTTTGGATGTATAATGACTATCAATGGTTATAAATCCAGCACCTGAATGACTTATTTGTGTTTTCGATGGATATCCATAAAGATGGATTTTATGATTTATATCATTGAATGATGGTATTTTATTTATGATTACAATATCTGTATCTAAATATAATAACACTTCATTTGTAGGTATAGTTTGTAATGAAATATATTCAAATATTCGTAATCTAAACGATGCTGACAATTCTCTACTTTCGATGTTTGTTTTAATAATATCTACATTTTCTATAGATACTTCTTGATCAGTAAATAAATATATTTTCCCTGTAAATTGTCCTTTTTCTCTTATCGAACGAATACAAATCTTTGCTTGTTCTATATATCGAGGATGAATAAATGCACATAAGTATATAATCATTTTAATAAATTATTTTACTTTTATGTATCTATATTATTTTATGATATTTAAACTTTAAAAATACTATGTATATTTAATCATGAAAAATAATTTTATACTTATAAATAAATATAATAATTTATCACGTATCAACAATAGTCCAATTATTTACAATGAATGCAAATTCTCAGAAGAAAATGATAATAAAGACCCTATTTATTTAATTACACAATTTTTTATTCCAACACATAAAGAGAGATATAATGAGATAATGTTTTGTTTAAAGAAGAATATAAATCTTGGATTGTTTGATAAGATATATTTAATTAATGAAAAGATATATAGCCAAAGAGAGATGGGATTAAATGAGGAAGAATATTCAAAGGTTCAACAATTAATATATAAGAGAGAAAGAATGACCTATAAACATGCTTTCTCTCTTGTTAATGAACAAAAGATAACAGGATACATTGTTATTTCTAATAGTGATATATTCTTTGATAAAACCCTAAAAAATATATATAAAACTTCCTTGTATCGAGAAAGGTCATTTTATACACAACTTCGATATGAATACGATGGAAACCAAAAATTAGAAACTTGTAAATTGTTTGGTCCACGAGCTGACTCTCAAGATGTTTGGATATATCATACCAATCATAAACCAAGTGATAGATTAATACAATCTTCTAACTTTATGTTAGGAAAGCGTGGTTGTGATAATTCTATTGTATATCATTTAGTACTAGATGGATATATGCTATATAATCATCCACAAAGTATAAGGTGCTACCATTTTCATACAACACAACTTCGAACGTATACTCTACAAGACAGAGTTCATCCTCCTTATATTAGAGTATTTCCACAACTTTAAAAATAAAAATAGTATTTTAATAATAGATACTATTTTTAGGTTTTTTATATCATTCTTTAGATAATCAATATAATTGTATTTTATTTACCAGTAGAACCAAACCCACTACTTCCTCTCTTACTTCTCTCTGTATTTTCGTGTATGATACTATCATTATAGTGAACAAACAGAGGATAACTCAAATTGGGAGAACATATTTGAACAAGTCGTTGATATTTTTCTACATGATATGTTTGAGAGGAGGGATTATCAAATACTGAAATAATATTTCCACAATAACTCGGGTCTATAATACCAACTGAGTTTGAAAGACGTAGAGGTGTTTTTGAACCAGTACTTGAACGAGGATAAAGATAATATCCACATCGTACATAATCATTGGAAGGTGGAATAAGTTGTTCTAATGAAATCTCTTTATTCGTATCAATATACAACATATTACATACAAGTTGATGGTTTATTTTATGAGAGAATGTATTACCTGAAACATTGTATTCTTCAGGAACAAACAAGTCAAAGCCTGAATCACATACATCAGAACTTCCTTTAAAATATTGAATACTCTTTTTATTATGGTTTAAGATGGCATCTTTATATTTCTCTCTTAAGAGAGTATCTTTTGATTGAAGTGAAACTACAAGAACGTAATATTTCATTATATTATAATTATCATAATAATTCTCTTTATATTTATTTCATTTTTATATTATTTTATAGTAATATGTTATTTCTATTGTATTTATAATTGGTCCAACCTTGATAACCTATTTTTTTTCTAACTTCTTCTATTTCTTTTTTATATATATTTTTAATTACACCGACCGAAAAGAAAAATGAGACAAAATGCTTCTAAAAAGAAACAAAATACCAGCAAATTACTTTCTTTCAGTATTTATAACTATGGGTCTAACATTCGTTTAAATGTTATGAAATGGGTAATAAAAACAAGTGACTTATGGCAATTATTTTAATTCCATAATCCACATTACCATATAATTAAATTAAAATATCTTTATATTGTTTTGTCTCATTTTTCTTTTTGGTTGGTGTAATAGCGTCTGGATGGTTATATATATCAACCTCACATTTATGTAATTTTGCATAATCTAGGATAAATCCAAACATTTCATAATGAAAAAAGAAACTATTAAAAATACCAATTTTCTTTATGTTATTAAAATTAAACAATCAAAATCATTTTGAATATCTGTATCAGTATTGCCTTTTTGGTATGCTATAGATTTAACTATATATTTATCAGGTAAATACATTTGAATACCTATATTTTTATACAATCTATGATCATCAATAGCACAATATATAGGATTTTCACTATAATATTGTAAAAACTTATTACAAGCATTTTTACTAATAACATATCCAAAACTACCATATGTATTTCGTGTTGATTTGTTAAACGTTACAGCACAATCATTCCATTGTTCTTTTATTCTTTCTTCGCCAATAAAAAGATAATCAAGGTTATTTTTTTCTGCGTAATTAAACATATAATCTAATTTTTGTTTAAATCCCTCTACAAAGGTTATATCATCCTCAAGTATGACATAATAATCGTTTTCTTTATCATTTGCCAACATATTAAATATTTTCATATGACTTAATGAACAACCAATAACACCTCTTCTATATCTAAAGTTGTTTCCTTCAAATTGTTTTTTAATCTCAAGTGTAGGTTTTAATTCTTTACCATCAACTGCTTCTATAAAGTCATAGGATGTGATATTTGCATCATTTAACTTCTTTATCATTTCTTCTTTTCGGTCTTGACGTCTTTTCAAGTTTACTATTTTTATTGGGATTTTTTCATTATTTTTATATATTAAGTTTCTTTTCCATTCTATAGCACGATTTTCCCAAGAACAAGTTAATGCATATTCTTTTCCTCTAGTGCGTATTTTATCTTTATCTTCTTCTGTTAATTGAATAATAGTTTCTATTTCTTTACCACGAGATACTGGAATACCATAATCACCAATAGTATCAATCAAACCTGCCAATGGATAATATAAACATATTACTTCATTCATTAGCATTTCCATTGCTGTAATACAACTGGTTTCAAGGAAGTTTGTTGGATATAACCAATATTCACACTTAGACATTAGACTATATAATTCTTTATGGCTTAGTCTTCCATAATGTGTAATATTATTATATGTATCAATAATGGATTTTAAGTTTTCTTCTTTTTCATTCTTTGGAAATTTATTATAAGAAGATATATGTAGTGTGGCATCAGGTATTTTCTCAAGAATAAATGGCCATAAATCAATCAATCTGTCCAAGCCTCTATAAGCACAAGAAGTAAATATAAAACTATTTTTAATTTTTTGTTGTGAATTAGGAAACAATGAAGGATTTATACCATTATTTATAA